CCAGACCTACCAGCAGGCCGTCGACGCGATGGAGCCGGCCGAGCTTGCCGCGCGCCAGCGTGAGGCTCAGATCAAGGGCGCCGAGCACACCGCCGGCGCGGCCTCGGACATCCGGGGCCAGCTTATCGAGATGCAGGCGTCGTCGGTCCTGAACCCGACCGCCAAGCAACTGCGCACGGACTACAAGGGCTACCTGGAGCAGCTTACCGGCATCTCCAACGCCTCGCTCGACGAACTCGAAAAGCGTGCCGACCCCGCGTTGGTGGCGCTCGCCAAGCATGCGGCCGAAGTGAAGGACGCCCTGGAAAACCCGCCGGGCTTCCAGCGCTGGGTCACGGGCCTTGAGCCGCTGTCGAAGCGCCTGGAAGACATCAAGGCGAACTTCGCTGAGACGCTGTCGTCGTCGCTGACCGACGCCCTGATGGGCGAGAAGGTCGACTGGCATGGCGCGATCACCAACATCTCGAAGCAGATCGTCAAGGCCCAGGTCGACGAAGGCCTGAAGGGCGTGCTGGGCTTCTTCGGCGTCGGCAAGAAGGCCGCGACCCCGGAAGCCCAGGCGACGATCGACGCCGCCAGCGCAACCGAGAAGGCCGCCCAGGCGACGATGAACGCTGCCTCCACGGCCGCGCAGAACGCGGACGCCGGCGCGACCGCGATCGACGCCAGCGCGACGCACCTCACCGGCGCCGCCGCCGACCTGAGCGGCGCTGCCCAGGCTCTCACGAGCGCGGCCGGCACGAACCAACTGACCGGCAACGCCGGCAGCGACGTCTTCGGCGGCGCCGGCGGTGGCGCGGGCTCGAACCCGTTCGGCAACGTGGATTTCAGCAGCCTGACCGGCGGCGGGTCCGGCGGCGGCCTGAACTTCGGCAACATGGACCTCAGTGGCATCACTGGCGGCGCCAGCCCTCTCGACTTTGGCGGTGGCGCTCCGGCGATGCCCAGCTTCGGCATCGGCGGCGGCTTCGCTGAAGACCCGACGACGCCCGGCGGCTTCATCGGTCAAGCGGCCGGCAACCTGATGTCCAACGATGGGGCCGTGCCTCTGGCGCTCCAGTCGCTGCCCGATCTCACGCCGACTCCCCTGCCCGACGTCAGCGGCCTGACCGCGATGCCCGACCTGTCGAAGATGACCAGCGGCGGTGGCGGCCTTCTGTCCAGCCTCGGCGGCCTGGGCAACGCGGCCATGAGCGCGTTCGGGATTGGCACCGGCATCTACAACATGTTCCACCACAAGAAGCCGCCGCCGGTCTACAAGCCCGTGAACGGCGTGATCGGCGAGGCCCGGCCGGTGGACGTCACCGGCACGGCCGTGGCGGCGCACGCCAATCCGATCGGCACGCTCCTGTCGGCGGCCGTCTCGCTGGCGGGCTCACACGGCTTCGGCGCGCCCGGCGGCAATCTGACCAGCTTCCTGGGCGGCGCGGGTGGCGCCGGCGGCGGCATGGGTAGCTGGCTGAGCCGTATGATCGGAGGCCCGCAGGGCATGGGCAGCATGGGTGGCTTCGGCAGCATGCTGAGCAGCGCCGGCAGCGGCATCGGCAGCATGTTCGGTGGCATCGGCTCCTTCCTGGCTGGCCTCTTCTCCGAGGGCGGCTATGCGACCCAGCCGGTGACCATGGCGGGCATGTACGCCGAGGGCGGCTACGCGGGTCATCCGGCCGGGTCCAAGCTGATGGCGATGCACGCCATGCGCGACATCCCCCACTATCAGGACGGCACCCCGAACACCTCGGGCGGCATGCCGGCGATCCTGCACCCGAACGAAGCGGTGATCCCGCTGTCGCGCGGTCGCTCGATCCCGGTCGATCTCGGCGAGCAGGGCGGTCAGCGCCCGCCGGCGAACGTCACCACGCATATCACCGTTATCGCGCCGAACCCCGACGCCTTCCGTCAGTCGCAGGGCTCGATCCAGCGGCAGTCGAACCGTGACATGAAGCGCGCGGCGAACCGGAACCTGACGCCGTAACGCCAGGATCGACGGCATCCATTGACGTCGATCTTGACGTTCACCGTGTTTCGTGACAGTCAGATAGTCCCCCGTTAACCACGTCGCCCCGCGCCGTGTCCGTCTCCCCATCCAAGAGAACGCTCCCACATGCCCGCTTTTCACGAGGTGCTGTTCCCGGTGAACATCAGCTACGGCTCGGCCGGCGGTCCGAAGTTCAAGACGACGATCTTCGTGGCCGACTCCGGGTTCGAACAGCGCAACATCGACTGGTCCTCCACCCGCGCCGAGTACGACGTCTCGAACGCGATCAAGACCCAGGAGCAGATGGATGAACTCACCGAGTTCTTCTTCGCGCGGCGTGGCCGGGCCTACGGCTTCCGGTTCCGGGACTGGAACGACTACCTGATCAACCAGCAGGTCATCGGGACCGGCGACGGCGTCACCAAGACCTTCCAGATCGTCAAGACCTACACGAGCGCGCAGACCGAGTCCGGCGAGACCTACACCTACACGCGGAACCTGACGAAGATCGCCTGGGACACCATCGCCGGCGTCACCGTGGGCGTCTCGGTGAAGGTCGCCGGCACCGACTACACAGTCGACCACAACACCGGCCTGATCACCTTCGTGGCCGCCCCGCCGAACGGCGCGCAGATCAAGATCGGCGCCGGCGAGTTCCACGTGCCGGTCCGCTTCGACACCGACCACATGGACGCCGCCCACGAGTTCTGGATGACACAGACGTGGGGTCAAATCCCGCTCGTGGAAGTGCGCGACTGGAGCGATCTCTTCCAATGAAGGACCTAACCCCGGCCTTCAAGGCGCACATCCGCGAAGGTGTCACCACGCTCGCGATCGTGATGGAGATTGTGCGCCGGGACGGCAAGTCGTTCCGGTTCACCGACCACGATCAGCCGGTGACCTACCAGAACGCCGTCTACATCCCCTATTCGTCGTTCGCCCGGACGTCGATCTCCACCTCGCTCGACCTCGAAGTCGACCAGATGGAAATCCATGGCATCCTGAACTCCAAGCACATCGCCCGCGACGACGTGGCCTCCGGCCTCTTCGACTTCGCCGAGGTGCGCGTCCGTTCGGTCAACTACGAATCCCCGGACACCGGCGACGCCACGCTGCGGGTCGGCTGGCTCGGCGAGATGACGATGAACGAAGACGGCACGTTCATCGCCGAGCTTCGCGGCCTCACCCAGGTCTACACCTACCGGATCGGCGAGGCCTACTCGCCCGAATGCCGCGCCGATCTCGGCGACCGCCGCTGCAAGATCGCCTTCGCGCCGGCGCGCTGGGAACCCAACAACGCTTACCACCAGGGCGACACGGTCGTCGGCCTGATCAACTCGGCGCTCGCCTTCCAGAACCTGTCGTTCCAGAACCCCGGCTTCGACGACGATGGCGAGATCGATCTGGTCCGCGACATCAACGGCTGGACCAGCTACGGCGACGATCGCGGGCGCTGGACGATCCGCCAGGACCCTTTCTACGGCCTGGGTGGACACGACAGCTTCGCGGCCTTCGGCACCGACGACGGCAACCTCTCGTCGCCGACACCGATCCATACCGTCTCCGACATCGGCATGTTCCAGGACATCGACCTGGGCGACCAGGGCGTGGACCACTACGCCTTGGACACCGGCCTGTGCCGGCTCTACTCCAGCGTCTGGAGCGCCTGCGTCAACGGGACTGAGGCGGGCACCCGCTACCGCATCTTCGCGCTCGACGAAGACGGTCTCCAGATCGGCGCCGCCGCGCTCTACGACACCGGGCTGGTGAAGTCGGCCGAGGACCGCTGGTTCCAGACGGTCGTCAAGGACATCATCCTCCCGCCCGGCACGCGCAAGCTGCGCTTCGACCTGCTCGCCCACAAGCGCGCGCGATTCGAAGAAGGCGCCGCCTTCGACTCGATCACCGCAGCGATCAATTTCCCCGGCGGCACGCTGGGCTCCGTCGACCAGTATGGCGGCGTCGCGTTCCAGGCCGGCAACGCCGGCATCAGCGGCGCGACCGAGCCCGCCTGGAGCAACCTGATCGGGTCCACCTTCACCGACGGCGGCATCACCTGGACCTGCGTTCCGCTGTTCGCCAAGACGGCCCACGTCGACCACATCGAGAACG